TTTGCATTTACAACAGATCCATTAACAATAATTGGTTTGACTTGTGCATTTTTTCCGGTTTTTAATTCAAATGCAGGTTTTCTTTCAAAATTTTTGATTGTAGAACCATACTTTGTACCTGGTTCATAAAGATAAGCATCTACAATTTCACCCTTTGCAACTGGTGTAGTTACAAGTTTTTTAACTTGAGTAGTTGTTCCACCAGAAGATGAATATTCTACTACAACTTCAATTTTCGGATATTTAAATTGTTGAAATCCTGTTCCAACACTATTAAAAAGTACATAATTTTCTTGCTCAAAATTAGTAATGATAGTTCCACCAATTCCAGCATTGCATAATCTAAAACTATCATTACTTACTGGTAAGACATAATATTGATTTGTAGTTGTTAATCCAGTAATTTTTTGAGGAATAGTTGTACCAAGTCCTACGACCGCATCATATTCTACAATTTCTCCTTTTGAAAATCCATGATTTTCAAAATTAATAGTATTATCTACTGTAGAAATTCCTGCAGATTTTACCAATAATGTTCTATTAGTTACTTTTCCTCCATCGATAATATTAATTTTTGATATAGTATTTTTTAATTCACCTGTTAATATTTTGTGAGTTCCTACTAAAGTAGTATCATCAAATTCAATAGCATTCGAATTATTTAAATAATCATCAAAAGATTCAAATAATTGAATTGTTGAATTATTATCAACTTTTGCATAATATGTTGAGCTATCAACTAGAGATGATTGACCTATTCCAATAGTAACACTTGGATTTCCATTATTTCTGTAAATAACTTCTTGACCATTCGTCAAATTATGATCTTTAACAAAGGTTAACTGATTAGTTGTAACATCAATACCACCACCCTCATCAGTAGATCTGGCATCAAATAAAATTTCTCTTCTTCTTTTTACAATAACTGGATCAAAATTTCCACCAGTAATATTTCCACCAACAACTTTTACCACGGAACCAGAATCAACATCAAAATCCTGATCATCAACAAAAATGTTTTTAATAGTACCCGAAATAACCGGTTGAATCAAAGCATTAGTTCCAAGACCAGAAGATATTGATGGTTTTATATTTGGGGGATTAATAATATCATAATCACTACCACCAAATAAAACTTTAAGATTCTCTAAAGGTCCATAATAAAGTTTATCCAGAGTTTTATAGTTATAAATTTCGACACCATTAGCCAATATTCCTACAGATCCAGGAACAGTTTCTTCATTAGTTCCATTTTCTAAATTTGGTGGTGATAATGGAAATTTCCTTAAAATATTATTTGGATTTATTATGGATGATTTTTGAGAATTTAAAACAAAAATTTGTTCACCTATACCGGTCTCTGGATAATTAAATTCCAATGCATCAGATTCATTATCAATAAAAGTTAATGCAGAAAATAACTTTATACTTTTTGGATTTGATAAAACTTTGACAAAATAAGTTCCTGATTCTAATCCAAGTAAGTTTGATGACCCATCAGATGGTGAATAGTATATTTCATCTCCAGAAACAAATGGAACATCTCTATCAAAAGTTATTGCAGTATAATTTCCAGTTTCAGGACTTTGATCGATTAAATCTCCTTCATTCGAATTTAAAGTCGCAGTTTTTATATTAGCAGTTATTTGATAATCGAAAAAATTTGTATTACCAGTGTATGAAGGTAAAGAATTTGATGCAACATATAAATTTTCATCATCTACATAGGTATTCTGAACATCAGAAACAAATGTACTATTACCATATTGAAATGGAACATATAAACTATTTGCCTTTTTAAGTTTTCTTCTTATAGAATATGTTCTATTACTCTGGGCATGGAAATTAAAATTAGATAATGAAATTTCCTTTGATGTGCTAGTTGCTGACTCTACAAATGGAATATCTGTAGTATCAGTTGGATACACAACAATATTTGAACCAAATTCTAAAATTTCTACTTCATCACCTACTTTTAGTTGAGATCTATCAACAAAAGATTTTAATATTACAGAAGATCCATTTATACTTTCTATATCTATTGTAGAACTTGTATTATAGATCCAGGAATTTGCAATAACTTCTTTATACGTTTTATTTGATTCTGGATTGGATATTCTATCTCCTATACTCCTTACAGTTAATATTTGACCTTCTTTAGCAATTACACTATCAGACTGCTGTACGAAATCCGATAAAACACCAGTTAATCTAAATTCTATTTTTTTGGATAAATCACCATCTTCATATCCATAATAAATTTCATCACTGGAATATACGTTTTCTGTTTTTTCAATAGTTTCTACTACACCCGAACAACCTAAAAATTGATTTACACTTTTATCAGTATAAGTTACTGAATTATTTCCAATTTTTAATGTACCAGAATCAGTAAATCCAATCGTAGAATCTACAGTTATGACTGATGAACCAACAGAAACTTTATCAATTGATTTTGTGCTTGGAGTGACAGTTAAAATTCCATTTATTGCAGAATTTTCATATCCAATAAAAAATCCTACTCTAAAATATTGTACACCCTTTCTAGTAAACGTTTCTACCGATGCTACTGATGCATTTGTATTAGGATCTCCAGTTTTATAGATTGTTTGACCAACCAATCTAGTAGGATCACCAGAAAAAATTTCTGCTATAGCAGCCTGTCTTCTAACATAATCAGCATCTGATGGTTTTAATAAGTATTCTTCTAAGTTAATTACTTGCGAATCTTCACCATAAAGAACATTAAACAAAATTCTAAAGGAATCTTTAGTTCCTTTAGAACTATAAAATGATCTTGCAAATTTGAGAAAATTTCCGACATCAACTTTTTCATTAAAATCTCTGCCTTCAAATCCAGGAGCAAAACTATATTTTAATTTGGCAAAAAATTCTTTTAGAAATAAAGTGCTTAAATTTTCTATTTTTGTAGAAGCACTATGAGAATCTGCAGATGTTTGAGAAAATAGTAACTCTTCTTGATCTAAATCTTGATGATATTTACTTATACCACTAAAACCACGAATACATCCAGTAAAACTAGTAGTAGTGCTTCCAGTGTAAGTAATTATCTCATCATCAATTTTTAATAAACCATAACTATTTGGAAATCCTTTTGTACTTGATACATTTATTGTAGTGTCATTAGCATCGATCGATGCTGATAACGTTGTAGTATCATTAACAACTTCTGGTTTTAAATTATCTAATTTTAAATATTGATCTAAATTTTCTACAATATCTACAGATCCACCTTGAAATTCCTGAGAAATATAATATTGCTTTAAAAATTCTGCAGTTTTTGGATTTTCATCCAAAATAAATTCTGGTAACTGACTATCAATTATATCTTGAATCTTAACTCTAGATTCAAATCCCGTTTCTATCATTTTACTCTCTAATTAAAGAACCATTTGAATAACTTGATGTATAAAAGTCTCTGACAAATACTGTGCCAGATATTTCATCACCAGAAGATATGACATCCTTTACCATATTTATTTTACTTTTTGAAACATCAAAATTTAAATAAAGATCTCTCAATCCAACAACATCATTCGATTCTGGGAATGCCTGAATTTCAATTATATTGTTCGGTTTTGATGTAGATGTAATAGTGATAGTTCCTAGTTCAATCTCACCTTTAATATAATCAACCTTTCCAACTCCTTTAGTTACAATTATTATATTATCATCTGCAGAATTTTTTACTACAGACAATAATCCAGTCTTACCATCAGCATCTGGAGTATCAGTCAAATATACTGTATCGGATTCTCCAGGTATAGTAAATCCTGTAGATTTTATATTCCTTCCTTCAGATTTTACATGGAATTGATTTCCAAAGCATAACTCATATTGAATCGGTTGATTTAATAGTGCAATTAAATTTCTCCTTATAATAACTCTTGTTATATTTGATGTTATTGCAGAATCAGTATCATCAATTGTTCTTAAAATCTTACTATACTTAAATCTTCCACCAAATTTATTTACATCAGATTCTTTAGAGTAATTTGTTAAAGAAGTAGAAACTTTTGATTTCAAAGAATCTGCAGAACTAACTTTAGCATCATTATAATAAACGAAAGAATCTAATTCAATAAAAAGAATTTTTAAATCTACAATTTTTTGATTTATTCCAGAAATTGAATAATTTTTTAAATCAGATAAAATTAAAGACTTATTAAAGTCTGAAACAAAAAATCCATTTTTTGGTTTAATTGATATTTCAACCACCCCAAATTGTGGTGGATCTAATTCTTCTCCACCAACAACAGATACTGACTCTGTATCTGAATATATTGTTTTAATTATAGATTCATAATCTCTTGAAGTTACTGCTCTATTTTGTGAAGCATATATTGCAGGTGCATAATTTTTAATAGAACTGATAGATTCTATTTCAGCACCATTTTGAGACCTTGTGTTCGTAGTTACTGAAAATGCTTCCGGTGTAAGAACATTATCAATATCATCAACTATTGTGCCAGAAAATCCAAAAACTGATGCTCCATTTCCCTCTTGCCCATTAGTTACAATATAATTTACAGTAATTATTTCACCTGTTTGTATTTTTCTACCAATAAGTCCATCACCAAAAAACAACTCATATTTTTCATCTTGAATTTCTTGCAAGAAATAAACCAAAGATGATTTGTTTATGTCCTTAATAGTATTTGATTGGAAATATTCAACACCATCACCAATTTCATTTTCTTTCTTTATATAAACCTTAATGGTTGAAGTATCGATAAATGGATTATCTAATATAAATCTTTGATCTAACGATCCATCATAAGTAAACGATTTTGTAAGGAATGTTCCTTGAACTATCTCAACATTATCAAAGGTAGCTCTTCTAGCATTTACAACGTTTAAATTTCTTACAAAATCAATATTTTCAGTAGTTCTTTGTACGTTTTCTAATACCGAAAAAACTTGAGAACTATTGCTAGTATTTCCTACACAAGCTAAACCTCTCTTAAGATTCATTGTTGTTGTATCAGTGTCCTCAACCTCGACTGTAAAGGATACAGTTGCCCTTGCAGCAACTCTAGAACGAGGAAGATACCCAATGTTCCTTGCAAGAGATACAACGTTCTCACGAACCGTTGCAGAGTCCAGGAAAGACTCATTCACGACCATGTTTGCGTTGAATGCGTTTATATACGTATTATATGCTAAGGTATCGATCAGAACTGAAAAGTTAGATCCCTCGAAATCAAATCCCGAAAAATCGGAATTTGCACGTAGATAATCCTTAATCGACTCCCTTATCTGATCAAAATCCAGATTTGTAAACTTTGTAAAAGGCATATTATCTTGTTGCCTCTAATAGAAATGAATATTCTTGTGTTGGAAACTCTTGTCCCACGATATCAAAAATAACAGTAATATCAAAAGAGTTGATTTGTGGGAGAGGTCTTGCTTGAATTGCAACATTTTCAACTCTTGGTTCAAAATTTTCAATGGCAATTTGAATTTCATCATTAATTACTGATGCAGTACCAAAATCAATGAAATCAAATAGACTCCCCCTTATATTGGACCCAAATAAAGAGTTAAAAAACTTTTCGGTGGGTATTGTTAAGACAATATTTCTCACAGCTCTACGAATAGCTGCCTCATTTTTGAGAACAGGTAGATCTTGAGTGATGGGATGTGGTTCAAAAGACAAACTAATGTCTTTAAATGATCTAGAAACCCTTCGAATTGCCATTTTAACTAGAGTTTTCTGATTTTATTTATAGCTCATTCATTAAGATTCTTTTGTCCAGGTTTAAGATCATCGTGCATGATCTCTTGAAGCACTCTTTCCTCAGGATCTGCGGTTTTTCTTGGAAGTGACCAATAGTCAGATGTCAAACTTGATGTTCCCCACATCTCTTTCATATAATTTTTGTCTCTATCCACTGGTGAATTGCCCATTTTTCTCCTGTTTTTTATATTTATTGTAAATCAAGGGGTCTTCCGTCTTGTGATTTGTACATATCTTCAATATTTTCACGTTCTTTTGCCGTTTTCCAGAAATATTCATCTTCACGACCCATTCCAAG